GCTGATGATACAAGCATAGAACGTCCAATTAGAGACATCTTTGCTGATGTTACTAAACTATCGCAAGAAGATGTTATGTCTCTTAAGGGTTACGCTTGGGCTACACTTTTTAGTGACCAACCAGGAAACTTTAGAACACTAAGTGATTTTTTTGTAAAAATTGGTGCATCTGGTAGCACTAAAGCAATGCAGTTGGCTTTCGATGAGATGTCTAAGATTTGGGACTGGGATGCTATTGCTAACGTACGTAGTATCTACGGAGAAACTGGTGGATTCTTACTAAGCGCAAACAAGCCATACTATGGAATTGTCCAAGCAGAAATTGGCAACGCGCTAGCAGAGATTGCTGACCCAACCAACCTTGGTCCTAATATGCTTAAATTAGTACAGGGACTTAAAACTAATGACGAGTCTGTTGCTAAGGTACAAGCAGACCTAGACAAGGCTATAGTTGAGCGCGATACCTTTGCCGAAAGAGTCAAAGAACTTGACATATTCCGTGAAGTAGCAAATCAAGATACTGCAACAGCAACTAGATTATTAAGTGACCCAGAGTATAAAGGTCTACGTGGAATCGTAGAAATTAATTCTGAGTTATCCGAAAAGAACATTCTACGCGAATGGGTAAGTAGCCAAGTTGGTCTTACTGATTACTTTGGTGGTAACTTAGCAGAAGATTTCTCTAAGCCACTTAAATGGTTACTTGGCAGAAACTTCTCTCGTATTGCTGAAATCGTAGCAAAAGAATCAGACCCTGTAACAATACAACGTTTCTTTGGTAATAAACTTGAGTATGATACAGTTAAGGCTTTGACTGCTGCCAAGACCCCTGATGAGGTTCTAGCAACCTTCCTTTCAATTTTGAATCCTGATATGGCTGACCTTCAGGTATTTCGTTCCTTGTCGCTACGTGCTCAAACTGGCATACTAGGCAATCCAGCAATGAAACTAGTTGACTCCTCAGATGTAAAACTTGTAAAGGTAGCAGAGAAGTTAGATAGAGTCTTTGGTAGATACTTTGTACGTTCTACCGCAGTAAACCTTGGTGATGGCACTAGAACCATACAAGCCGTAGAGAACTGGGTAAGTTCTGCTAAGTTTAAGGTAGTTATTGGCTCTAAGGCTCAAGAAGCATTCATAGATGACCTTTTAGGCAAGTTATACAAGGCTGAAAGCGCTGTAGAGCGTGGTGCTATAATCGATAAGGGTATGGTCGATTTGACCAAGATACTAGCAACCAAAATGGGTTTATCAGCAGAAGAATCTGCAGACTTAGCAAAAGTAGTTAAACTAGGTTCTTCTGAAAGAAATGTTGGAGAACAATATTCAACTATTCAACGCGCTATGGGCGAAACACCTGAATTTATTCCATTTGTTGGAGGTGAGCCTATTTCATTGGGAGCAGCAGTAGGGCTAGACCAGATGTTAAAGAGCACAGCCTTCTTGCCTGATAGCCAAGCAATTATGAAAGCGTTTTTACGCTACGAAAAATCTAAATTAAAACACGGAGCAAGAGCAACTAGAGCCCTAGGAGAAGAACTAGGCGATGTTTGGAGAACTGCTCAGTTAGTATTCCGTGTATCTTATATTCTTCGTAACATTGGTGAAATGCAGATGCGCCAAATGTTCTCTGGTCACGCCAGTATTTTTAGTCATCCGTTTCAATTTATTTCTTTCGTTATGGCTACATCAGGTAAGACTGGTCCGCTTAACAAGATAGCAGAAAAAGTCGGAAGATATCAGTATGATGCTTTTGGCAACAAGTTTTTGCCTATGGATTTAACTGATGGCGATGTATCAGATGCCGTAAAAGGCTTTCAATTACAAGTTCTTCGCAGAGAATCAGTATCTGATTATCAACAAAGCCGCAAAGCAGAGGTATTTAAAGATTATAGTTTGGTAGATAGTACTTCTCCAGATTACTATGAAGGTTTATCGTTTGTATTAAATCGTTATTCAGTAGATGACTTATATCCTGCTGTGGCTAGACTTATGCAACTAGGTGATGAAGACGCAAAGAGGGCTTTTGCAACACGCCTTGTAAATGAATTTGATAAACCAGGAAACCCTATTCGGGATATGACCTTTGGTGCATTCGAAAAGAATCCAGGAATTAAAAGAATCTTTTTGATGGACCCAGAAAAGGCTCCGTCTAAAGATAATTTAAATCTTGAAAACATTTTCAAGTATCTGTTTGATGAGACAGAAGGTAATGAAACTTATGCTAACCGCATTAAGGCTGTTGCTGGTAACGGTAGCGCCTCTAATATCATTATGGACATCATTGCTGGCGAAGCAAAGGTTGCGACTGAGGCTGGTAACTTTGTAACTCTTAAGTCACCTTGGTTGACTGGTGGAGTAAAGACTCCTGCTCAATTAGGTATTCTTGAGCAGAGATTTAAAAAAGTCCTAGAAAGCACTATCAAACGAGAAAACCTAAGTAACTCTACAGTAATTGTTCAAAAGCCAGTTTATTCAATGATGCCTGGCGGTAAGAAATTAACTGAATACATTGATTCGTTCTTTAGAATTGCTGCTAAGTTTGAAGGCAAATATAACTTTGGACCTGAGTACATCATCTCATACTGGGATAATATCGGTAAGTACGCGGGAATGCTTAGCCTAGATGACTTAATAAAGTTACAGCCTAATGCTGTTAAGGCTCTTGCTCCTATAAGCAGAGTTATTGGTGGTAAGGCTCGTGGTGTTGGTCCTGTTAACCCTGTTCTTAGAACCATTGAAAGAGAAATTGCTAGACGTCAAAAGAGTGGAGACCTTCTTGGGACTCACACTTTACAGAATATCGACAGTATTGCTGCTACCGATGCTAGCAAGAGAGTAGCAACACTATTCTATGATGCTGCTAGACAGAAACAATGGTCTCAAGCGCTACGCTTAGTATTCCCATTCGCACAAGCCCACACAAACACCATATACAAATGGGGCGAATTGGCTTTTAAGAATCCAGTTCCTCTTTATCGTTTTGGTAAAGCGTTTGATTCCTTGACAAAAGAAGGCTCTAATACTATCTACGATGTCACAGGAATGACATACGATGATGACCAAGGATTCTTTTACAAAGACCCTAACAGCGAAGACTACAAGTTTAAAATGCCGTTAGTTGGTAGCGTACTAGGTGCTTTGGCTGGCAGAAATATTGGTATGCGTGATGCGCTACAGATGACTGCTCCAGTACAATCACTGAACTTAGCATTTGGACAGGCTAATCCACTCATACCTGGCTTTGGTCCTGCTGCTCAAATGGCCTTTGTTATGTCTGGTAAAGTAAATAATTTTGGTTCAGGATACGATGTCCTACGTGACATTGTTACACCTTTTGGTGCTATTCAAAGTCCAACAGATGTGGTATTTCCATCTTGGCTAAAAAAGTTAGTACTTTATGGTATGGGCGATTCTACGCTAGTTAATCGTGGTATCAAAGACTGGGCATCCTATCTAGCATCTACAGGTGAATACGGAGAAGACCCGCTATCTAATGACTCTGTAAGAAATAAATTATTCAATGATGCTGAAAGCATATCCAAGGCTTTGGGTATGTGGCAAGCAGTATTCCAGAGTATCTCACCTGCTACACCTCAAGCAGAGGTACTAGCAAAAATAAAGAACCCTGATAATAAAATGAAGTTTATGACTGGCACTATGCTGTACCAGTATTGGAACAAGATTCAAGAAGAGAATCCTGGTGATTACGGCGCAGCAGTGCGTCAACTTGCCGATACTTTTGGTAAGAATAACATTATGATTGCTCTTACTGAGAGCACTTCTTCTGTTAGTGGAACTGACGATGCTTGGACATTTTTAAATAATAATCCAGATACAGCAGATGTATATGCTAAATCAACCTCTGATGTTGTCCCCTACTTCTTCCCTGGTGGGGGAGAGTTTGCTGTAAAGTATTATAACTGGCAAAAGAAAAGCGGAGTTCGTAGACCTTTATCAGCAGATGAATTAGAACGCGAAGCCGAAGGTATGATTTACGCTATGCGTAAAGACCAAGTAGCCGAAGACCAAATTGCTGGTGGATACACACAATTCTGGTATGTAGACCAAATAGCCCAACTTGATGCAGAGTTTGGTGGAAAACCACCTGAGACTATTAGAACAAGTACTGCTTTTGAAAAGATTGACCGAATTGGCAAGGCATTGCAAGACTCAGCCTTTGCTGAATCGCCAGTCTATAGTCAGATTAGCGAGTTCTATCCTATGTTCGTAGAGTTCCAGAAACTACTCAACGACTTAAAAGTATCTAACTATGCAAGCATTAAGGCTAAAGGCGGTTACGCAACTATCTTGCGTGACAACCTTGTGGCTAAAGCAGAGATGTTAATGACAGAAAATCCATCATTTAGACGTATGTACTATGGCGTATTCGCCTCACAACTGGAAGGTTAGGTAAATGGCAGAGCAGTTCACCTCAAGCCCAGGGCCATCTGATGTAAGGAAATACCAAACAGGACAAGGTTCTTATCAGCAAACTAAGACTGCTTTTCAGTCAATAAGCCAACAAGTACTCTTAACACCCGAGACTTTGTATAACGACCCATATGTTAGATACTTAGGAGCAACTGACCCAGTAGCGCAAGCGCGTGAGTTTAATAAACTATATGCTGGACTTGTAGGAACTGGTCCTAGTGCTGGAACTAAATTTAATAATGCTTTCCAAGAACTACAGGCTCTTCTACGGGCTAAAGGATACTCTAAGGGTAAAAGCCCTCTAGGTATCGTAGAAGGTGCTGACCAGTCTGGTCTAACCAAGGCTATCCAAGACTCACTTGCAATGGGTCAAACAGATGTAATTCAGTTCCTTTCTGCCTTGAGCGCACGTCCAGGAAAAGGTCCTAAGCAGGTAGATACTACTACTAAGTTTAGCACTCAAATCAGTAGAGCATTACAGTTAAAAGACATTGGCGATGCTACTAATGCTTTAACCGATGCCTTTATGCTAGCATATAACATTGCCCCTGGCAATGAAAGAATAACAGATTTTCAAAAGAAATGGAACGCAGAAGTAAAGGCTCAAACTCCTTCTACTCAATCACGTAATCAAGTTGTTATGGTGCCAGTGTTTGATAGCAAGACTGGCAAGCAAAAGAAGGACAAAGACGGAAAGCCTAAGTTTAAACAACTTGTTAATGCTGAAGGTGTAAAGCAGTATGAACCAGTAACCACAAGCGATACAATGATTGCTGGCGAAGGATTTACTGCGGAAGAGCAACAGCAATTCATGGCTAATTACCTAGCCGTTAACTTTCCAACAAAACAATGGAATATGGATAAGATTGGCGGAGCAGCCAAGACCATTTACGATGCTATGGTTCAAGTTAGTAATAATAACCTTCAAGAACCACCTACATTTGAAGAGGCAGCACCTATAATAACCAAGATTATTGGGACTGGAAATTCTCAAGTTGCAAGTCAATTGCTTGGACAATATCAATCAGATACACGTAATATGACTGGAAAACGTTTTATGAGTATAGCCGAAGACCTTGCTGCTGGTAAGGATGCTAAACCGCTAATAGATAACCTTTCAAGTTTCTTCTCAGAAGCCTTTGAGACATACGTTGGAGTAGACGACCCACTTATGGTTCGTGCATTAAATTACGTTGATGATAAAGGTAACTACCGTTTACCTAATCAATTTGAATTGACTACTTTAGCAACAGAAGACCGTCGTTACGCAACAACTTCTAGGGCTATAAATGAATCTGTAAATCTAGCCCAAGCCCTCAAGAGTCAACTACAACTAGGATAATATATGGCTGAGATTAGTTTGAATAATGATTTTGACCTTTCTGGTATTGACTGGGAAGACCTTATTTTAAAACCTGCTCCTGTTACTACCAAAGAGCCTAAAGATGAACCACAGTTAAAGGAGACGGAGACCCTATAATGGCTAAACCTTTAACTCAAAAACAACTTAAGGCAATGCAGAAAGAAACACAAGAAAAATTAGATGCACAAAGAAAACAACTAGCATCTCTTGAACAGACTTATGCAGGGTTAACAGGAAAACCATCTCCTATTACTGATAAGGCTACAAGCCCAAGTAAATTGGCTGCTGCAGAAGGTGGCGCTATTGGCGCTGCTCAAATAGCATCTCGTATGCCTGTGCAAGTCCCTGAAGGTTCTACTGCGGCACTTATGGCTGAGCAAGCAAAATCAGTACTTCAATTGCAGGCTGAGGCTTTAGCAGACCCTATGATGGACCCGTATTACAAACGTAATCCTAGAACAGGTTTAAGCCCTGCTCAAGTAGAGGCTAAGAATGCAGTAGTAGACGCCGCTCGAATATCAGGAAGACCTATAATAAGTACTGGTTTTGGCAATACTCCAATTGTAGGTGGGACTGCAGTTACAGGTGCTAGTACAAGCGATGCTGCTGATAATGCTATAACTACTAACGTTGAAGTTCTTAAAGCAATGCTACGAGGTATGGGATTTAACTCATCTCTTATAGATTCTTCTAGTTCGTTTTTAATGGCTTTACTCCAAGATGGATTAGATTACGATAATGCTGTAGCAATATTTTTAAACTCAAAAGACTTTACAACTAAAAAAGGCACTAAATTAGAATCACCATTCTATGCCGAGTATGGATATCTTAACGAAGGTCTAGTCAGACCTAAAGGCGCTGCAGAACTCTACAATGCCGTAGAAGGTTATAAAGAAATTAATGCTAAATACAATTTAAATTCTAAATTTATATCTAAAGATTACTTAAAGCAATACGTTAAGAATAACGTAACAGTAGCGCAACTTGACGAAAGAGCAAATACCGCAAGGCTTAAGGCTATTAATTCGGACCCTGCATACTTAGATACTTTAAATAAATTAGGGTTTATATCTAGTTCGACTGACCTGACTGATTTTTTCCTTGACCCTAAAGTAGGCCAAGAAACGTTAGAGCAGAGAAGGGCTACTGCAGCATTCTCTACTGAGGCTGTTCGTCGTGCTGGGAAAGGCATTACATTCGATGCTACAAGATTTGAACAAGCCACTGCTGGTCTATTAGGGCTTGGATTAAGTGAAGCCCAAATTGGAGTTCAAGCAGCACAAGGCTTTGAGAATATAGCGCAGAGATTAATGCCTACCGCTAAACTTGCTTCAATTTATGAAAGAATGCCAACAGGTCAAATCACTGAAGTTCAGAAAGAACTAGAAGCAGAAGAGTTCTTAGGAACAGCATCTGAACGCAGAAAACGACTTGAACAAAGAGAAATAGCAGAGTTCTCAGGAGAATCAGGAACCGCTAGAGGAATTTCTCTTGCAAGGTCTAAGCAACTAGGCGGTACATACTAGAATCCCGACACGGACCAACCAGCCCCGTGCGGTGTACAAGACTGGTAGTATGAGCCAATATCAATTCCCCGATTAATATTGAGGCATACGCTAACTACTAACAAAGGGAGAGGTTGCTATGAGCAACGACCGCGATAACTACTGGGACGACGATGATGAAGATGACGATACAGCGCAATCTGACTTCAACAACGCCGATACAGACCTCGTTAAGAAACTTCGTAAGGCTTTAAAAGCCGAACAGAAGAAAGCAAAGGAATTAGAATCAACTCTTGGTGAGTTGTCTAAGACCCAACGAGAGCGGGTACTTAAGGATGTTCTTACATCCCGTGGTGTGAATACCAAAGTGGCAAAATTCGTACCGACTGATTTAGATGCTTCTGAAGAAGCAATTACATCGTGGCTCGACCAGAATGCTGATGTGTTTGGATTTGAAGTCCAACCTAAGCAGGAAATCGACCAAGACGATATACAAAATCTACGTCAAATGGATAATGTCGCTAGGGGTACATCATCACCAAATAGAGCGCAAGATTTAGAGATGCGATTGGCAAATGCTCAATCCGAGGATGAAATCCTTTCTCTATTGCGTTCGCAAACCCAATCCTAATTATCTAGTCACTTGGAGGTGACAAATGGCTAACGCCTTTACATCAACGGGCTCCGCAACACTCGGAGGCACCGTAGGTGGCGCAGGTTTAGTACAGAAGGCATATGACCGTCTTCTCGAATTCGCCCTCCGCTCAGAACCACTACTTCGTTCTGTAGCAGATAAGCGTCCTGCACGCCAGGCAATCCCAGGCTCAACCGTAGTGCTACAGCGCTATGTTGACTTGGATGCAGCAACAAGCACTCTGACTGAAACAACAGACCCAGATGCAGTTGCACTTACTACCCCAACATCAGTAACCATTACTCTTGCCGAGTATGGTAATGCTGTTCTTGTAACCCGCGCTCTTGAGTTATTCTCACTAGCAGACGTAGACCCAGCAATTGCAAATATCATTGCATATAACCTTGCTGATTCTATTGACAAGGTTGTTTCAACAACTCTTGTCGGCGGAACTAACGTAATCTACGGTGGTAGCACTGCTACAAGCACCGCAACAATTGCTGCAGCCGCAACAATTGATTCAGCAGACATCCGTAGGGCTGTCGCTAAATTACGTGCTAATAAGGCCAAGGCTCGCCGTGGTTCTTATTATTGGGCAGGTATCCACCCAGAAGTTTCCCACGACCTGCGTGCAGAGTCTGGAAACCTAGGCTGGAACTTCGCTCACATCAACTCTGACCCAGCAGTTAAAAACGTATGGGCTGGAGAAATTGGCGATTACGAAGGAGCATTCTATGTAGAGTCTTCTCGTTTGCCAAATGCTAAAGATGGCGCAGACCAG